CTTTATCTTGTTGAATAATTTAGTTCCTAGAATCCCCTGAACATGAATATCCTGAGCAATCTTAATGAATTGAATCATCTGATCTCTATCAACATTCCCATTGATTCCTGTTCTCTTAATAACATCACTAGGTGATACAAATAATATCTCAGCCATCTTAGTTTAGTTTTCCTCTGTTAGGCATATCAATCGGTCTAGTGTTAGCAGTATCATAATCCTTAGGATTAATCTTTCCCTGTGGTACTCCTGCTGAACTTGCAGCACTTGGACTTACTCTCCTATCATTCTCTAGAGCCTCAGTCTTACTCTTAGGCAAGAACTTCCCTCCATCCCTTCTTCTCATATAAACAAGTCTCTGCCATTTATGATGGCAATACGCTCCTCCTTTATACTTGAAGATTGAATATGTAGATCTTCCTTTAGGTGAGAACTGCCCATTCACTCCTGAGAAACTCATTTGATTGATATCTTCCTTTCTATATACTTTGCCGCCATCAGATAATCCAACCATCTCAACGCAGAATGTTCTTGAGTTGTCTTTTAATGATCCTGAATATCTGTATCTAATCTTGAACATTCCTGCATCTCCTGATGATCTCTCCTCAGCATCACCATAGGAAGAAACTGCTGCCATACTTACAGAAGTAATAGCCTCTACAATCTCATCCTCCTTATCAGGATCATCCACATCCTGAACGGCAGTTAACTCCCATTCCTCTTCATCAATATCCTCTCCCTTATCAGCAAGGTATTCTAACCATTCCTTCTCATCTTCCTTAGTAAACTCTGGAGATACTGAGAACTCTTCAGCCTTAATACCTGTTTCCTTCTCAAGAGTTTCCTCATCAGTTACCTCCTCAACTTCTGTGAACTCTAAAGGAGCAAGTGTTTTAAAGTATAAGTCTAATGAAACATTATTGAAAGCTAGGATCTGATCTAATGCATCAATCACCTGATTCTGCTTAGGTCTGATAACACTATTATCAAACAAAGTGAATGCCGTTTTTATCTCATCAGCATTATTCCCTAGTCCTGTTTGATCCTTAACACCAAACAACATAGGAGATGTGATTCTATGCCCTACCAATACCTTCTGCTGAGATTCCTTAGATAGGAATTCATATTGATTGTGAGCATCTGATAACTGAACAGGCTCAATACTTGCAGCAGTCTCAGCACTATCATTGAATGAAAGAATAAACTTTCCTGCATTAGATGATCCACTCCACTTCTGCTTAATCTGTGATTCAATGATGTTTCTCTCCTCCTCTGGAGGTACTCCATTATTGAAATTAACAATCATGCTAGGAGCAAGACCATTCTTAATATTATTGATATGGTAGTTTGCAACCTCTCCTTCTAATTCAGCATATGGTAAAGCACCCTGATAATCAACAGGAGAATAGTAGTAAGATCCAGAGCGATATGGTCTGAAATACAATATCTCAACCTTATCAGATAATTCACCAAACCCAAAGGCAGGAATCCTCTCAACTCCTCTCTTGCTTTTGACCTTATCCCAATCATAAGCATAATAATATCCCTCAATCTCTCCTTCCTCATTACATTTCTCTGCTCTAAGGCACTCCACAGGCATATGATGAACCTCAACAATCTTGCTCTTATCCTGATTGTATATTACTTGGAAAGCACCATTGCCTAGCATATAGTAATCATTGATTACCTTCTTCAATTCAGGATCCTTAATCAACTTCCTTAATTGAATATATCCCTCTGGATTCTTTCCTGAATCAGTAGCATCAATACCCTCTCCGAAAATCATGTCAATGATTCCAGAAGTAACTGCATTATTTGTAGGAGATCCATTGTATCTATCTATCAAATACTGAAAGTAATTGTTATCTGCTCCATACTCTACCCATCCCTTTCTGCTATTCTCAGAAATTACAGGACTTGTATAGCTTGATAGCTGCACAAATTTGATACTATTCTCCATAAATCTTATACTGGTTATTCATAGTCTTTTCTGTTGTGGTCAACTTAGGTTGATATGTTCCTACTTCAGATCCTGAAGGTAATACATACATCTTATCCTGAGAAAGCAACTTAATCTTTCCAACCTCCCATATCTTGATTATATAGAAGTTTTCAGGATAAAGCACAGAAGTATCATAGGAGAATGATAGTGTTTTTCTAAAGCTATCATATGTCCCTGATATATCCTCATAGATATCCTCTTTATCACTTTCTGATATAATCTCAATCTCAAAAGATTCTGTTGTAAAATCCCTGAGATACATCTTGATTGTTGGATTAGTAAATTCTTCAACTATTATCATACAATTATAAAACCCAAATCAAATATTGTGGTATATTTGCCATTCATCTCTCTAGGTAGACTATCTACCAAAAAAGAAAGCCCTTCCTTAATGGAGGGGCTTCTTTGATTATAATCAGGATCAGATATTAGATATCACCTATCTCTGAAGCATCAGCAGTAATCGCAGCATCTACGAAATTGGCAGGAATCTTCTCCTGAGCCGTTAATGTTAAAGTGTATCCTGATAGATCACCCATTGCAGTTCCTGTAGCGATTGTTCCACCTGTTACCTCAGAACCATACTCTAAGCCCATCATGAACTTATTGCCGTTGTTATCCTCTACAACTACATGAGGTCTAGATCTTACAATCAACTTCAACTCATTGTGAGTTTCCTTACTCATCTTCTTCAATGTGAGGTTCAATACCTGCTCATAGAATGATGTTCCTGTATCTCTGGATGAAGTAATAGTTTGCTCAAATGATGAAGCACCCTTCACATCAAACTGAAACCAAGTAGGAGATCCACCAAAAGCATCAATTGCATCTACATCTGTACCATCATAAGTGATAGCACCTAATGTACCAAAGTCTGCAAGATATACCGCAGTAATCCCACCTACTACATCCTTACAAGGTTCGTTTCTTCCTTTTGTTAATGTACAAGCCATATTATTTTTTTATTAAAAAAGGGCAGACAAGCATTAGCCTACCTGCCCCTTTTAAGATTAATCAATCAACTCTTAGTTAGCCCCGTTTACAATTCCGTAGGTAACGATATCAGAAGCAAATCCGTATTGTACACCTGCGGTAAAACGCATTACAAAACGAACATTCTGAGAACCATCAAGATCAGCCATATCTAGAACCTTCACTTCGTTGTGGTCTGATAAAAGACCTGTACCAAAGAATAGGTTAGACTTCTGAGCAGCCATTGCAGTATTGTCAGCAAGACCTGAACAAACAAACAATTTAACTCCATCAAACGCTAAATCACCACCATTGTACCAAGTAGTACCTGCGTTGTTCACACCATTAGCACCTAGACCTGAAGAACCAAATCCACCCAAAGCACGAACATAAGCACGAGCAATATTTTGAGATACATAGATGTAAAGATCTTCCTTGCCGTATACTGAACTAGGGATTGCATCAACAATCAACCCTAATTGAGCAATAACATTAGAAGCATCAACACTTGTACCTGCAATCTCTTGAGCAGCAGGAAGGTCAGCATCTAATGCAATTTGAGTAGTCAATCCAGAGAACTCATCAGTTGAGCCTGTACCTTCCCAAATCATCTGCTCTGTTTTCTGAGCAACTTTATCAGCTACATAACCGATTAAGTAATCTGTGAATGATGCAGGTAACTCATCAAAAGCACCATAACCCATTTGCTCTGCTTCCCATTGATCATGAAAATCTTTTTTACACAAAGCAAGGTTTACTTGCAACTCCTTTGGAGTTAATACACGATCTGCAATTGTTACATCTGAAGCATCAGAGAAATCACAAGCAGCATCCTTAACCAATCCATTGGTTGAAAGAGTACGCATTGTTTCCTTAAACTTCACATTAGGGCGGATAGTTATACCGCCACCATCTAAAGTGTCAGCACTCAATAATGCAGCGGCAATGTATTTCCCTGCAAATTCTCCTGCATAACTACTAGTAATAGAATCAGCCATTTTTCTTCTTCTTTATTTAATTATGATAATTTACTATAAATTCTAGCCAATGTAGTTCCTCTACCTGACTTTGAAAAGTTCTGTACCTGAGGCTTCTTTTCAACAGGAGCAGCAGTTACCTTCTTTGCAGCAGGTACTTCACTCATCTCAACTTTCTCCTCAACCACTTCCTCAACTACTTCCTCAGCAGATTGCTCTTCCTTAGGCATCATTGCAGCAATCATTTCTTTGATCTCTGTCATTGCAGCAGTAAACTCTTCTTTGCTTACATACTCCATCTCTTCAGCCATCTCAGTAGATTCTTCTTCTGCAACAGGCTCTTCTTCAACAACCTCTTCAGTAGCTTCCTTGATTTCCTTAATAACTCCTTCCTCTTCAATAACTAGGATCTTGCCATCTTCCAATTCATGCTCTCCAACAGGAGCAGCTACTTTCTCATCATCCTCACCAATCAAAAACACATTCTGACCTGCTTCAAATGATTCCGCTTCTACAACAATACCATTAGCTAGTTTCATTGTAGCCATTTCAACCTTAACCTCTTCCTGTACTTCTGGAGCAACATCCTCTGAAGGTGCTAATGCCATTTCAATCTTCTTAAACACTTCTGTTAAATTCATTTTTCTGAACTTTTCTAATTAAACAACTTAAAACTAATATTTTGGGTTACTTTCATAACTCTCCCAATTCTTTCAATTTACTCTCAGCCCATCTCTTGCCTGATAAACCTCCCCAAAGGAGATAGCTGATATATCCACAGGATTCTTTGTCTCCCTCATCATAATACTCCTGTGCCCTGCTTAGATATGAATACATCCTTTTGATTGTCTCAACAGATACGGGTTGCTTCTGTGCTAATTGTTGCGCTCTAACTTTACCAACTTGAGTAGCACATTTATTTCCTCCCTTCTCATTGAGTTCAATCCCTCTCTTGGCATTGTTAGATACTGAATCAGGGTAGTCCCTAAATGATTCCATCTCCAACTTTCTCCCTGATTTGTATCTCTTATCATCTTTGATAGTAGCCTTTATTACTCCCAATAGATAAAGTGATAGGAGATGATCTGCTTCTTCTGATTCAATTTCTGATAATTGAGAACTGAGTTCAATAGTGGATTCTCTTTGCATGAACCATCCTTCAATGCTAAACCCTTTGACCTTTCCACTTTTGACATATTCCTCCCAGATAT